TCTCATACGAAACAAACCTCATGGCAGTCTCTCACGAAATCAAGTCCCAACTCGCCAAACTGCTGGCTACTGAAGACCTTGTGGTGGAGCACAAGAAAGTCCCCACTGCTTGCTTTAATGTTCATACTCGCGTTCTGACGCTGCCTCTGTGGGAAAAGGCTAGTGGTCTCGTCTATGACCTTCTGGTAGGTCATGAAGTGGGTCATGCTCTCTTCACTCCTGATGAAGATTGGACTGAAACTGCAAAGGTTCCTCAACAGTTTGTGAATGTGGTTGAGGATGCTCGTATTGAAAAACTGATGAAGCGCAAGTATGCTGGTCTTGCTAAGACTTTCTTCAATGGTTATAAAGAACTGAATGAAGAAGATTTTTTCCAACTTGCTGATGAGGATATTTCTAAGTTCAATCTAGCAGACCGCGCTAATCTTTACTTTAAGGTTGGTAACTTTCTGACTCTTGATTTTACTCCAGAAGAACAGGAAATCATCAACCTGATTGGTGCTTGTGAGAGTTTTGCAGATACTCTGATTGCAGCAGAAGAACTCTATAAGTATTGTAAGAAAGAAAAGGAACAGCAACAGAAGGTTTCTGACTTTGATTCTCACGAAACTCAAGGAAACTCTCAGTCTCCCGCTAATGAAATTGTAGAGACTAATGAATCCTCTTCTGAGCAAGATGGAGAGAGTGATAACTCCCAAGAAAATCAACCCGATCCTGAGCAATCTTATGGGGGCACTGCTCAAGGTGAAGAAACTCAAGTAAAATCTGAGAATACTCAAGATGAACCTGAAGTTCGCACTGCGGATTCTCTGGAAGATAAAATTCGTGACCTTGTTGGTAATGATGCTTCCTATGATAATGTCTATGTTGAAGTTCCTCAAGTGAATCTTGAAACTGTGATTGGTAAAAACTCTGAAGTTCACAAAGATATTGATAACTCTTTTTCTCATCAACAGAAACTACAAAATAATCATTCTGAGGCGAAAGGATATGCTCCAATAAATCTTTATAAAGAATCTGATATTGAGTTCAAGAAGTTTAAGTCTTCTGCCCAGAAGGAAGTCAACTATCTTGTGAAAGAGTTTGAGTGCCGCAAGGCAGCAGATCAGTATGCTCGTGCATCAACTGCTCGCACAGGTATTCTTGATACTACTCGCCTTCATACTTACAAGTACAACGAAGATTTGTTCAAGAAAGTTTCTGTGATTCCCGATGGTAAGAATCACGGTCTGGTATTTGTGCTGGACTGGAGTGGTTCTATGGCTGAAGTGATGCTTGATACCTGTAAGCAACTCTTCAACCTTGTTTGGTTCTGTAAGAAAGTTTCTATTCCTTTTGAAGTTTATGCCTTTACTAATGAATGGCGTCGCGGTGAGTATGATTATGAAAATGAGCGTTATCTTGCCGCAGACCGTACTCCTCATTATCAAAAGAAAGACGGTCTATTAGTGGTTGATGAGACTTTCTCTATGATGAACATTCTTACTAGTAAAGTTTCTGGTAAAGTACTTGAGCATCAAATGCTGAATATCTGGCGTCTTGCCTATTGCTTTGGTAGGTCTTACAGTTCTCCTTATACTTACTCCAATCGCCTTTGCCTTTCTGGCACACCTTTGAATGAGGCACTGATTACTCTTCATCAGATTCTTCCCAAGTTTCAGAAAGAGAACAAACTTCAAAAGGTTCAGTGTATTGTTCTGACTGATGGTGAAGCAAATCAACTTGTTCATCATAGGGAAATCAAACGGGCATGGGAGAAAAACTCAATTCTTGGAACTGGGTACATTAATCCACATAATACATTCGTTCGTGACCGCAAACTGGGAACTACCTATAAGATTGGTTATGGGTATCATGAGTTCACTGATGTTCTTCTCAGGAACTTGAAAGATAAGTTTTCTAATACAAACTTTATTGGTATTCGTGTTCTTGAGAGCCGTAATGCGAGTCGGTTCATTGGTCTTTATCATTCACAGATTGATAAACAGTATGAAAAAATTCAAAATGACTGGAAGAAAGTCAAAAGTTTTACTATCACCAACTCTGGATATGATGCTTACTTTGGAATGTCTGCAACTGCACTTTCTCAGGACACTGAGTTTGAGGTTGCTGAATGTGCCACTAAGTCTCAAATCAAATCTGCTTTTGTTAAATCGCTTAAGACTAAAAAACTAAATAAAAAGGTATTAGGAGAATTTATCTCTTTGGTAGCATGAAGACATTCCAAGAATTTGTCATCGAAGCAGGTGATTGGTGGCATCCAGATCCCAAAAAAGATGCTGCCATCAGTGGTGCTGCAAATAAAATGAGAGCTCGTGAAAATAGAGGGCAAGATACCTCAGTGCAAACAAAACCTGATTACAGCAATAGACTTAAACCAGGTGAAACTTATATGCAATATGCTAAGCGTAAGGGTGGATCTTCAGTAGCAAAATCTGCAGCGAAACCATCATTACAAGACAGGATAAAAAGTAAACTGGGTAGAGCAATCGATAAGGTTGGAGGCATCAAATAATAGATTGATTATGAAAACTAAATTTCCATTTGAACATGTAGTAAAATACGATACTAAAGAAGTGTGGATTAAATGCAATAGCAGCACAACTGCTATGGGTATTTCTGCACTTGTAAACAAATATTATCCAGGTTACAATGGTCATATTGCGAGTGAAGAGCATCTTGAGAAACTCAGGAACCAGTTGGCAAACTGACCACAGGGGTCCCAAACGGACCCCTTTTTGGTCTATAATAACGGAGTTGAAACAAAGCAAACGAATGGCACTCTCCTCCGACTACATCCGCACCTCACTCCAGAATCTGTATGGTAACAGTATCACTGGTGCTGATATCCGTGCCTGGTGTACTCTGAACGATGCTAACTATCAAACTGTTACTAAGAAACTTGAACAATTTAAAGTTGGTCGTGGTAAATGGAATCTTGAAGTGACTCAACAAAAAGTAGAAGAAATCGAACGTACTTTCCAAGCACCCTCTGTAGTTCCTCCTATCGAACAAAATCTCATTCCTGATAAAGATGATACCTTCGTCAAGTTTGGTAACTTTGGTGATGTTAAAAAGATTATTCAATCCCGTCTTTTTTATCCTACGTTTATTACGGGTCTTTCGGGTAACGGTAAAACGTTCTCTGTTGAGCAAGCTTGTGCCCAACTGAAGCGCGAACTCATTCGTGTCAACATTACCATTGAAACCGATGAGGATGACCTGATTGGCGGTTTCCGTCTTGTTGATGGGAATACTGCATGGCACAACGGTCCCGTCATTGAGGCACTTGAGCGTGGTGCTATTCTTCTTCTGGATGAAATTGACCTTGCCTCTAACAAAATCCTCTGCCTTCAATCCATTCTAGAAGGTAAGGGTGTGTTCCTTAAAAAGATTGGTCGCTGGGTCAAACCTGCTGCTGGGTTCAATGTGATTGCTACCGCAAACACTAAGGGTAAGGGTTCTGATGATGGTCGCTTTATCGGCACCAATGTTCTTAACGAAGCATTCCTTGAACGCTTCCCTGTGACCTTTGAGCAGTCCTATCCTGCTCCTGCTACCGAGCAGAAGATCCTTGAAGGTGTTGCTCTGGATCTTGGTGTGGAAGACCGTGACTTCTGTAAGCGTCTGACTGACTGGGCAGACATCATCCGTAAGACCTTCTACGATGGTGGTATTGAGGAAATCATCAGCACCCGCCGCCTGGTTCATATCATCCGTGCCTACAGCATCTTCCAAGATAAGGCAAAGGCAATCCAAGTGTGTGTGAATCGTTTTGATGACGAAACTAAGCAAGCATTCCTGGAACTGTATGATAAAGTAGATGCTGACTTCCAGATGCCTTCTGAAGAGTCCATTGACACATACCAGTCCGTTTGATAGAATATGAGGAGGTCAATGTGCCTCCTCTTTTTGTTCTTTTACTATGAAACACAATGTCTGAAAACTTTGAGAGCACTTACGAAAACTCACTTGCTGGTTCTTGGGGAGATACCGTAATCTATGGTGGCGAAGGAACTGATACCATTTCTTTTAATGGTGCTCAAGACTTCGCAATTAATGCAGCACACTCTGTTCCTTTCACATACCTTGGAGCATCTTCTCCCGATACTATTACTTTTGATTTGAAAATGCCTGAAGACACAAACAAAAACGGTTTTTGGAAATATGAAGAAGACAAAACTTTGAAGGAGGTTGAGCAATATCTTTCCAGTACCTATCATTCGCACTACACTTCCGAACAATCCAAAACTCAGACTTTGGATCTGATTGAAAGTATTGGTGATGCAGAAGCATTTACTCGTTCCAATGCCATTAAATATCTCTCTCGTTTTGGAAAGAAGAATGGTAAATCTAAGCAAGATATTTTGAAAGCAATCCATTATTGTATTCTTCTTTATCACTTTGCTGGTCTTCACAAGAACAACTCTAACAACTATCCTTATTGAGTATGAAACTTTCTGATAAAACCCTTTCTGTTCTGAAGAACTTTTCTTCTATCAACCAATCTATCCTTTTTAAGGAGGGTAATAAACTTCGCACAATTAGTGTGATGAAGAACATTCTTGCTGAGGCAACGATCACTGAAGAATTTTCTAAGGATTTTGGCATTTATGATCTGAATCAGTTTCTCAATGGTCTTGGTCTTCACCAAAGTCCAGAACTTGATTTTGCCAATGATGGATATGTTGTTATCCGTGAAGGTAAGATGCGATCCAAGTATTTCTTTGCAGATCCTAGTGTGATCATCACTCCTCCCGAAAAAGACATTGTTCTTCCCAGCGAAGATGTGTGTTTTGAACTTAGTACTGAACAGTTGGATAAACTTCTGAAAGCAGCATCAGTTTATCAACTTCCAGATATTTCTGCTGTTGGTGAAGCGGGTGTTGTGAAACTGGTTGTTCGTGATAAAAAGAATGATACCTCCAATGATTTTGCCATCGTTGTTGGTGAGACTGACTCCGAGTTTGTATTCAACTTCAAGGTAGAGAACATTAAAGTTCTTCCTGGAACTTATGAAGTGGTTGTGTCACAAAAACTTTTGTCACGCTTCCAATCCAAGAACCACGATCTCTGCTATTATATTGCTCTGGAGCCTGATTCTACGTTTGGTTGATGAACATTTTTGTTACTTCTCCTTGGCCCGCTGAGAGTGCCATTTGTCTTCCCGACAAACACATTGTTAAGATGCCACTAGAGTGCTGTCAGATGCTCTCCATTGTGGCATCAGAGAAATGGGGACACGGATACGGCACTCTCCCTAAGGCAGATGGAACCCCTTACAAGACCGAGAAAGGAGCATTCCACAATCATCCCTGCACTAAGTGGGCATTGGAGAGTATCCATAATGCCTACTGGTTAATCAAGTGGGGATTGAATTTGTCCGATGAATACTGCTTGCGGTATAATAAAACTCACTCCTGCTACAAAACTCTTGTGGATGCATACTATTTGTTTCCCAAGGGTAAGATTACAGAGGTGACTCCATTTGCTCGTGCTATGCCTGAGGAATGGAAGTTTGACGACACTATTGATACATTTGAAGCATACAAACGATACATTGCATCGAAACCTTGGGTTGCCGATAACTATCTTCGTATGCCACAGAGAAAACCTGATTGGATTTGATTATGAGCAGTGATTTCCTTTTTGTGGAACGATACCGTCCTCAAGTGATTGATGATTGTATTCTTCCTGATGATACTAAAAAAACATTCAAGGAGTTTGTGGCAAAAGGAGAGATTCCAAATCTTCTTCTTGCTGGACCTCCTGGTATTGGTAAGACAACTATTGCAAAGGCACTATGTAACGAACTAGGAGCAGATTATTATGTCATCAACGGATCCGACGAAGGGCGTTTCCTGGATACTGTACGGAACCAAGCAAAGAACTTCGCTTCGACCGTCTCACTTACGGGATCTTCTAAGCACAAAGTCATCATCATCGATGAAGCTGATAACACAGGAAACGACGTACAACTCCTACTACGGGCGAATATTGAGGCATTTTATAACAACTGCCGATTCATCTTCACCTGCAACTACAAGAACAAGATTATTGAACCTCTTCACTCCCGATGTGCAGTTATCGACTTCACCATCAAAGGGAGGCAAAGAGTTCAACTTGCAGGAAGTTTCTTTCAACGACTTCAATCAATCTTGGATGCGGAAAAGATTGAGTATGATCAAAAAGTCGTTGCGGAACTTGTTACAAAACACTTCCCAGATTTTCGTAGGGTCCTCAACGAATGTCAGAGGTATTCTACAGGAGGAAAAATCGACTCGGGCATTCTTGCATCTTTCTCAGACATCTCTGTAAATGAACTCATCAAAAATCTCAAAGATAAAAACTTTCCTGAAGTCCGAAAGTGGGTGGTCTCCAACTTGGACAACGATGCTAGCAGTTTACTTCGCAGGGTTTATGACTCCGCTTACGATTGCCTTGTTCCCGCATCTATCCCTGCTGCCGTTCTTGTTATTGCTAAGTATCAATACCAATGTGCGTTCGTGGCTGACCAAGAAATAAATCTTCTCGCTGCCCTTACAGAAATTATGTGTGAGTGTGAGTTCAAATGAAATCTCTTAAGACGCCGTTAAGGTATCCGGGCGGAAAGTCCCGTGCCTGCGAAAAGATGAGTCCTTATTTCCCAGACCTTCGTGATTATCGTGAGTTTCGTGAACCATTTCTTGGCGGGGGAAGTGTTGCGATTTATATCACTAAGAAGTATCCCAACCTAGATATTTGGGTGAATGATCTTTACGAACCATTGGTAAACTTCTGGCAACAACTCCAGATGTTTGGTACTGATCTTAAAGATAAACTGGTAGATCTTAAGACGACAAACAATACTCCGGTCCTGGCGAAAGAACTTTTTCTTAAAGCAAAGGAGCAGGTTAATGACAAAGATTTGCCAAGCATTGATCGTGCTGTGGCTTTCTACGTTGTCAATAAGTGCAGTTTCTCTGGTCTTACAGAGAGTTCATCATTTTCAGCACAAGCATCTAATTCGAACTTTTCAATGCGAGGGATCGAAAAGTTGCCTGGGTATTCTAAGATAATTGAACACTGGCGTATAACTAACTATTCATACGATTATCTTTTGGATGGAGACACTACTGCTTTTGTGTATCTCGATCCTCCTTATGACATTAAGGATAATCTCTATGG